CTTGATCCATTTGGAGGCTCCGGCAGCACTTTAATATGCGCGGAGCAACTGGGACGCGAAGCCTGCCTGATAGAACTGGATGAAAAATTCGTGGACGTTATCGTCAACCGTTACATCGAAACCGTCGGAAGCACTGACGGCGTTTTTGTAGAACGGGATGGCAAGTCAAATTCCTATTTGGATGCGACTGCCAATGCGTAACAATTACTGGTTTTCGGAGGATGGCGCCATCGGGTATGGCGATTTAAGTACGGGCGAGGTGTTCTGTTTTGATTCCGAGGACTATGGAAAAATATCGGATAGGACTTGGTACAAGTGCAATGCGAGTTCGGGCTATGTTGGCGATCGCAATGGATTCTGTATTCACAGAGTAATACTTATCGCTCCGGAAGGCTGCGAAATCGACCACATCAACCTGAATCCGCTCGATAACCGGAAAGTTAATTTGAGGTTATGTACGCATCAGCAAAACCAATGCAATAAGCCTCTTCAAAGGAATAACACCTCTGGAGTGACTGGCGTCAGCTATTTTGCGCCAAGAAAAAAATACCGTGCGCGAATTAAGTACTTTCAGCGAGAATTACATTTAGGGTATTTTCCCACATTTCTTGAGGCCACTCAAGCGAGAAATGTCGGTGTGAAAATCCTGTTCGGAGAGTTTGGGCGATGCCACAAAACCCCGCCTCCACCAAAATGGATCGAGAATATGGTTCAAGCCAAATGCAACCGCTTCGTTGATAAGGTGGTTTTTTCTTGCCCGAAAGGAGAAGCTGCCAATGAATAAGAAGTTGACGCTCGGCTCACTCTTTTCGGGGAGCGGCGGGTTTGAACTCGGCGGCTTACTCTGCGGCATTCGCCCCGTATGGGCAGCGGAGATCGAACCGTTCCCGATCCGCGTCACGACGAAGCGAATACCGCTCATCCGGCATTTGGGCGATGTGTCGCGCATCGATGGCGCGACAATCGAGCCGGTCGATATCATCACGTTTGGCTCACCCTGCACCGACCTGTCGGTTGCGGGAAAGCGCGCGGGATTGGCGGGTTCGCAATCCGGTTTATTTCATGAAGCGATCCGGATCGTACGTCAAATGAGGGAAGCAACGAATGGAGCATATCCAAAATACATCGTTTGGGAAAACGTCCCAGGCGCGTTCAGCAGCAACGGAGGACAGGACTTCAAAGCGGTGCTCGACGCGATCGTCGGGATCGTCGCGCCGGGAGCCGAGGTGCCTGCGACTGCGGACGGCAAGTGGTCCTACGCCGATGTATATCTGGGATCAGGATGGAGCGTGGCATACCGCGTTGTCGACGCGCAATATTTCGGAGTCGCCCAACGCCGCCGTCGCATCTACCTTGTCGCAAGTTTTGTCGACGAACGCGCCGGAGAAATACTATTTGAGCGCGAAGGCATGCGCAGGGATTTTACGCCGTGCGCAAACCAGAGGCAAACACCTGCCGGAGATTCTTCAGGAGGCGCTGTCGCGTCAGTTGGATTCGAACCCGGCGCGCTAAGACGGATGGGCGGTCATGCATGGGCGGAAAGCACAGGTTGCCTTCGCGCGGATATGGGCGACAACCAAACGGCGGTCGCCATGGAGAATCACCCGATCGACGGACGTTGCAAGCTGGAGAAGGACGGATTGGTTCAGACGCTCGCGGCGCGCATGGGAACGGGCGGGATGAACGTTCCGCTCATCATGAACCGCGCATTCGGCGTGTGCTCCGATGGCAGCAACGCAATGCGATCGGACAACCCCGAGAGCGGATTTTACGAAGCGGCCACCGCGCGTACGCTTGACGCGAACGGCGTCAGGCCGGACTGCAATCAGGGCGGTATCGCGGTCGTCGCGTTTACTCAGAACCAGCGCGATGAGGTGCGTGATCTCGGAGGTGTCGCCGGAGCGTTATCCGCGAATGCCGGCATGAAGCAGCAGACTTATGCGCTGCAGGGCAGCATGATCGGGCGAAGCGACCGCAACGGCCCGCAAGGCGACGGAGTGAACGAAGGCGTGTGTTTTACACTCAATACTTCCGATCATCATGCCGTGTGCTATCCCGATCGGGTCGGCTGTCTCTGCGCAAGCGATTACAAATTCCCGCAGAACCAACAAGTGGAGGACAGCAAGTATGTGGTGGAGCCGTATCAGCGTGTTTGCGGTACGATTTCACCCGGTGCGCATCCCGGTGGGTTCAACGGGCAGGATGCATCCAATGACATGCTCGTTCCTGTGCGTTGCGTGGATGAACCGAGATACGCGGTGCGGAGATTGACGCCCGAGGAATGCGCACGCTTGCAAGGCTTCCCTGATTGGTGGTGCGCGGATCTTGGTACGGAGCATCCTTCGGAACAGGAGATCGAATGGTGGCAGGAAGTTTTTGAAACGCACCGTCGAATTACAAACTCAGCAATGAAACCGAGGTCAAAGAAGCAAATCGTGAAGTGGCTGAAAGATCCGTACACTGACGCCGCGGAGTATAAGCTTTGGGGCAACGGAGTAGCGTTGCCGTGTGTTGTGTTTATTTTGTCAGGAATTCTGTCGGAATCCGCTGTATTTCTGCAAGAAAGTGCTTGATAAGTACAGCTTACAGAGGCATATATGTACTACCAAATTCAAGGAGGTAGACATAAAATGCAGATTCATTACAACGTAACAGGCGACAAAAGGAAGGAGCTAGTCGCGATCATGCGCGACGTGCTGCAGGAAACGACCCGGTATCTTGGTGCCCCAGGCTTTAAATTTCAAGTAGGCGCGTACACGGTTGATAAGAACGGCACAGTACTTTGCCCGGATGGGTTCAACGCTGCGGAGGTGGACATGCTCATGCGCGAACTGGCACACGACGGCTTCATCGGCGAACGGGTAGGCGAAGCGGCAAAGCCCGCTGAACCCAAAACGGTCGAGCCGGATCAACTGAAAAAAGAAACACCTCACACTGTCGATCCCGACCGCCTCGCAGTCGAGCTGCCGAAGGATGGTATGACGCCGACCGCAATGGAGAACCTAAGGCGGCTGGTCGCGAGCAAGGCGATGCTACTCAAAAAGGCGCTCGGTACGGACAGCCTCCCGATCACAGAACACTCTGACAGAATCGAGTTCGGGTGGTTCCGACTGACCGACGATCAAACGGAGATCTCCGCTTACTACCAGCTGGCACAGGGGCTTTGCGAACTGGCAAGAACTCAGAAACGTGTGAGCGCGACGGAACATGAAGTCGAAAACGAAAAGTACGCATTCCGCTGTTTCCTACTACGGCTTGGATTCATCGGACGGGCTTACAAGGATTCGCGCCGAGTGCTTCTGGAAAACCTTACCGGCAACTCAGCGTTCCGAAGCGCACAGGAAGCGGGTGAGGAAGAATGAACGGAATCCATCCAGAGCTGCTAAAACAGCTCAAAGAATATTACAAGCCTGGTACAAAAGTGAAGCTTTTGCATATGAGCGACCCCTTCACGCACATTCCACCAGGCACGACGGGGGTTGTTTCGTGTGTCGATGACGCAGGTACGATCCACACGATCTGGAGCAACGGAAGTACCCTCGGAGCGGTTTTTGGTGAGGATTCTGTGGAGAAAATCGAGGAGGACGAGCTTGAGTAGCCGATTATTTGCTGCATATGGTGTGGGTGTGAACCGCAACGAAATGGCGAAGTATTGCCCGACCGCGAAGCTGATCGGTTCCGCGGAGCTGAAGAACTACAGACTCGCGTTTCGCGGCAGCAGAGCCGGCGCACTGGCGACGATCGAAAAGGCGAAAGGCGGGGATGTTCCCGCGCTTCTGTGGGAGACTTCACCGCAGGATGAATTAGCGCTTGATCGCTGGATTGGTGTGCCGGAATTGTATCGGAAAGCGACGATCAAAATCCGCCGTGACGGTTCTCCGCTTGATGCACTGATCTACATTTTAATCAGCGGAAAACCACAGAACAAGCCCTGCGCTTTCTATTACAGCACACTCTTGGAAGGGTACAGAGCAGCAGGGTTCGACGCGGACATTCTGAAAACGGCGGTACAGGAGGGCGACTCGGACGCATCTCGCGCATAAATCGCCGCAACGCCGCGTCGCGCAACGTCGCCGCCACGGTGCGCCTCAACAGGCGGATGGGGCGGTTGCCCCAACGGCGCACGATAACCAAACCAAGCCGGACACGGAGGCTCACGCGGGCCTCCGTTTTGATTTCATGAGGAGGAGGCGGTGATGCTACGAAAACTTAAGAAGTACACGCCGACTCCATTCAAAGCGAAGAATTCTATCTACGACAAACAGGCAGCCGATCAAGCGGTAGCTTTTATCGAGTGTCTTTCTCACACGAAGGGCACTTGGGCGGGGAAGCCATTTTTGTTGATCGACTGGCAGGAGCAGATCATCCGTGATGTGTTTGGAACACTGAAACCCAGTGGCTACCGTCAATTTAACACAGCGTATATCGAAATACCAAAGAAGAATGGAAAATCAGAGCTTGCGGCCGCGATCGCGCTGCTTTTAACCTGCGGCGATAACGAAGAGCGCGCCGAGGTGTATGGTTGCGCCGCGGACCGTCAGCAGGCATCGATTGTGTTCGAGGTTGCCAAGGACATGGTGACCATGTGCCCGGCGCTGGCTAAGCGTGTGAAGATCCTCGCGTCACAGAAACGGATCGTGTACCTGCCGACCGGGAGTTATTATCAGGTGCTCAGCGCCGATGTCGCCAACAAACACGGCTTCAATACACACGGCGTCATCTTTGATGAATTACACACCCAGCCGAACCGTCGCCTCTTTGACGTTATGACCAAAGGCAGCGGCGACGCGCGGATGCAGCCGCTGTACTTTTTAATCACCACCGCGGGCGACAACACCAACTCCATCTGCTGGGAAGTGCATTCGAAAGCCAAGGACATCCTCGATGGCAGGAAAACGGATGCGACATTCTACCCTGTGATCTACGGCACCGAAGAGAACGATTCCTGGACCGACCCGAAGGTGTGGAAGAAAGCGAATCCGTCGCTCGGCATTACGGTGGGTATCGATAAAGTCAAAGCCGCGTGTGAAAGCGCACAGCAGAACCCCGCCGAAGAGAACGCGTTTCGTCAACTTCGGTTAAACCAATGGGTCAAACAAGCAATCCGCTGGATGCCGATGGACGCATGGGATAAATGTTCATTCCCGGTCGATCCGAAATCGCTCGAAGGCCGCATATGCTACGGTGGTCTTGACCTCTCGTCCAGCACGGATATCACAGCATTTGTGCTAGTATTCCCGCCACTTGATGAGGATGATAAATACTTCATCTTGCCATTCTTCTGGATTCCGGAGGACAACATCGACCTGCGCGTGCGGCGCGATCATGTGAACTATGATCTTTGGAAGAAGCAGGGATTTCTGTTGACTACCGAGGGGAATGTTGTGCATTACGGATTCATAGAGACGTTCATCGAGCAGCTCGGCATGAAGTACAACATCCGGGAGATCGCGTTTGACAGGTGGGGCGCGGTACAGATGGTGCAGAACCTCGAGGGTATGGGATTCACAGTTGTTCCGTTCGGTCAGGGGTTCAAGGATATGTCCCCGCCGACGAAGGAACTCATGAAGCTGACGTTGGAGCAGAGGATCGTGCACGGCGGTCAGCCGGTCTTGCGCTGGATGATGGACAACATCTATATCCGTATAGACCCGGCCGGGAATATCAAGCCTGACAAAGAAAAAAGCACCGAAAAAATTGACGGTGCTGTTGCAACGATCATGGCGCTGGATCGGACGTTGCGGAATGGCGGAGGCGCTAGCGAGAGCGTTTATGACGGCCGGGGTCTATTGCTGATATAAGAAAGGTGCATCCAGTGACGGATGCACCTCTTTGCTATTGCCTGTTGTTTCGGAAGCAATCGCTACACATGACCGGACGGTCGGTGCGGGGCTGGAAGGGAACCTGACAAGCCTTTCCACACTCTGCGCAAACCGCATCGTACATCTGGCGCGGCGCTCCGTCACGGTAGCCGCCATCGCGGGAACCGCCACTCCGTGGTGCGCCCTTACGAGCGACACGGCAGGATTTGCAACGCTGCGGTTCGTTCGTAAAGCCTTTTTCGGCGAAAAATTCTTGCTCGTTGGCAGTAAAGGTGAATTCTTGTCCGCAATCTTTGCAGACGATGGTCTTGTCGTTGTACATCTAATACCTCATTCATAATATTGCGCGATGCATATTTACACCACACAAGTATCAATGTAACCCACTATTTACTAGAAGTCAATCATTCCAGTGCATGGAGGACGCTCATGAATCCACTCAAATACTTATTCCATTCTCGCGACAAACCGAAAGACTCTCTCAACGGAAGCCGCTACAGTTTCTTTTTCGGCGGAACGTCGAGCGGTAAGCCGGTCAACGAAACGACCGCCATGCAGATGACGGCGGTATACTCCTGTGTGAGAATTCTGTCGGAGACCGTTGCGGGCCTGCCGCTGAACGTGTACCGATACAACGACAGCGGCGGAAAAGAGAAGGCGTTCAAGCATCCGCTCTACCGTTTGTTGCACGATGAGCCGAACCCTGAGATGACGAGCTTTGCGTTTCGGGAAACGCTCATGAGCCACCTGCTCTTGTGGGGTAACGCCTACGCACAGATCATCCGAAACGCCAGAGGTGAGGTAGTCGCACTCTATCCGCTCATGCCAAACAAAATGACAGTCGACCGTGATCAAAACGGCCGGCTTTTTTATTTGTATCAGCGCGGGTCGGAAGATCCCACTACGCTCGGAAATACGAGTCAGGTGGTACTTGCTCCTTCGGATGTGCTGCATATCCCCGGGCTTGGGTTCGACGGCCTAATTGGCTATTCCCCAATCGCCATGGCGAAGAACGCAATCGGATTGGCTATCGCGACGGAAGAATATGGCGCAAAATTCTTCGCCAACGGCGCAGCCCCAGCGGGTGTGTTGGAGCATCCCGGCACGATCAAGGATCCGCTGCGCGTCAAGGAAAGCTGGAACGCGGCGTATCAGGGCAGTGCGAATGCTCACAAGATCGCCGTTCTCGAAGAGGGCATGAAGTATACGGCGATCGGTATCGCGCCGGAACAGGCGCAGTTCCTAGAAACGCGAAAATTTCAGATCAACGAAATCGCGCGCATCTTTCGTGTGCCGCCGCACATGCTGGCGGACTTGGAGAAATCGTCGTTCAGCAACATTGAGCAGCAGTCACTTGAATATGTGAAATACACCCTCGACCCATGGGTCGTGCGCTGGGAACAGAGCATGTGTCGCGCGCTGTTCAGCGAAAGCGAAAAACCGACGTATTTCATCCGTTTCAATGTGGACGGACTTCTCCGCGGCGATTACGCCTCGCGTATGAGTGGATATGCCACTGCACGCCAGAACGGCTGGATGAGTACCAACGACATCCGCGAGCTGGAAAACCTCGATCGCATCGCGCCGGAGCTCGGCGGTGATTTGTATTTGATCAATGGCGCAATGACAAAGCTTTCAGATGCAGGTTTGTTTGCAAACAGAAACACAGCTAAAAAGGAGGATTCTTCTTGAACCGACAAAAATTTTGGAATTGGGTGCGAAATCAAGATGACACCCGCATCTTAACCATTGATGGCGTGATTGCAGAAGAGAGCTGGTTTGACGACGATGTTACGCCGAAACTTTTCAGGGAACAGCTGAATGCAGGCACGGGAGACATCGTGATCTATGTTAACAGCCCGGGCGGCGACTGCGTGGCGGCAAGTCAAATCTACACCATGTTGATCGAGTACAAAGGTGATGTCACCGTTAAAATCGACGGCATCGCGGCGAGCGCCGCGTCGGTGATTGCCATGGCGGGTACCGAGGTGCTCATGGCGCCGACGAGCTTACTCATGATCCATAATCCGCTGACGGTAGCCATCGGCGACACGGAGGAAATGCAGAAGGCGATCGCCATGCTGGACGAGGTCAAGGAGAGCATCATCACGGCATATGAGTTGAAAACGGGTATGTCCCGCGCAAAGCTCGCGCACCTCATGGACGCTGAAACTTGGATGAACGCACAAAAAGCGATCGAGCTTGGCTTTGCAGATGGGATCCTGACGCGCGAAACGGGTGCGCCGGATGGCATTGCAATTAACAGCTACCAATTCAGCCGCCGGGCGGTGACGAATTCGCTGCTCAACAAGTTGGAGCATATGCGGGCTGTAAAACAATCCGCAACGGAAAAACCACCTGACGAAACGCCTGCAGCACCGAAATATCCCGCCGAGCCGCTATTGCAGCGGCTCAATCTTTTGAAGAAATAGAGGAGAAAAAAACATGAAACAGATTCAGGAACTCCGCGAAAAGCGCGCCAAAGCGTGGGATGCGGCAAAAGCGTTTCTCGACACCAAACGCGGTACCGACGGCCTTCTCGCCGCCGAGGATGTAGCGACCTATGAAAAGATGGAAATCGACGTCGTAAACCTTGGTAAGGAAATCGACCGGCTGGAGCGTCAGGCTGCGTTGGATGCCGAGCTCAACAAACCCACCGCCGATCCACTGACGAGCAAACCGGCTCAGCCCACCGCAGAACAAAAGACGGGCCGCGCGTCCGACGCATACAAAAAGGCGTTCTGGAACGCAATCCGCTCCAAGAACCCGAGACCCGAGATTCTGAACTCCCTGGTCGAAGGTACCGACAGCGAGGGTGGGTATCTCGTGCCGGATGAGTTCGAAAAGACGCTGGTGCAGAAGCTGACGGAAGCAAATGTGCTGCGCCCGCTTTGCCACGTGATCCAGACCAGCTACGGCGATCGGAAGATCCCCGTGGTCGCGTCGAAGGGAACTGCTGACTGGGTCGACGAAGAGGGTACCTACCCGCTCTCGGACGATACCTTCTCACAGGTCGTTCTCGGCGCGTATAAGCTTGCGACCATGATCAAGGTCTCCGAGGAACTGCTTTCCGACAGTGTCTTCAACATCGAAGGGTATGTTTCCGATCAATTCGGCAAACGTATCGGCGACAAGGAAGAGGACGCGTTCCTCACCGGCAACGGTGTGAGCAAGCCCATCGGCATTCTCCACACGACCGGCGGCGCGGAGATTGGCGTGACCACGGCGGGCGCGTCCGCGATTACTGGTGATGAACTGATCGACCTCGTATACTCGCTTCGTGCGCCGTACCGCAAGGGTGCGGTGTTCGTTCTCAACGACACGACGGTCAAGCTGCTACGCAAACTCAAGGACGGCGACGGGCAGTACCTCTGGCGCCCGGGTATCACGGAAAATGCGCCGGACACGATCCTTGGACATAGGATCGTCACCAGCGAATTCATGCCGGGCGTTAGCGCGGGGAACAAGTCCATCGCGTTCGGCGACTTCTCCTATTACTGGATCGCCGATCGTCAGGGCCGTACCTTCAAGCGCTTGAACGAGCTGTACGCCACGACCGGTCAGATCGGTTTCCTCGCTTCCCAGCGGCTCGACGGCAAGCTGATTCTGCCGGAAGCGATCAAGGTCCTGCAGCAGAAGGCGTAATGGAGGGACAATATGCAGATCATAGAAGAACCTGTGTGCGACGTGACCCGCAACTGTAAAAACTACGCGACGGATGGCGGGGATCGGTTGGTGATTGGTGGTACTCTGGAGGTTCTGGATACCGCCACCGTCACCGGTTTGCAATCAGGATACGCTACCGAGCAAACGGCTGGAAGCGTGTATCAGGCTTCGAATCAGGCAGAGAGCGCCGCAACGACCATCGCCGATCTGAAGAGCGATTTCAACGCGCTTCTCCTTAAGATGAAGGACTCCGGAATGATGGCGGCGGATGAAGTGGGTTCGTCCTGAAGATGAATACACTACTGGACAAGGTCAAGGCGAACCTGATCCTTGAGCACGATGCTGACGATGAACTGCTGCAGCAATATATCGCTGCAGCAGTTTCCTACGCCGAGAGCTACCAGCATCTCACTGCCGGAACTTACGAAGTAGCTGTCATGCCGCCGACGACCGAGCAGGCCGTGATCATGCTCGCCTCCCACTTTTACGAGAGTCGGGACGGCAGCACGGGTGGGTTCTTTGCAGACAATGTACAGGCGGGGCAGCAGACATGGGACACGGTGAACACGTTGCTCCGCCTAGATCGTTTTTGGGTATTTGGCGTATGAGCTTTGGCAAAATGAACACGCATATTTCCATCGCCGAGGAAACGGTGACGAAGGACGCAGAGGGGTTTGCAACCAAAACGGACAACGTCCTCACATCCATCCGCGCGTATCGGGAAGGGCGGCACGGCTCTCAGAAATGGGTTAACCGTGCTTCCTTTTCCGAGGCGACGGACTTATTCCGCTTTCGCGTGATCCCCGGGTTGAACATAACCACCGCGCACGTGATCCTTTGCGGCGATGATCGTTTTATCATCACGTCCGTCGAGGATGTGAAGGGCAGAAGAATGTATCTTGAATTATTAACGAAAAGGGTGACTTCGGATGGCTAAAGTAAAAATCGAGATGCCAACCCAGCTGCTCGACCAGCTCGCTGGCATGGGAAACGCACTCGACGCGGCGATTCCCAAAGCACTCGCGGCAGGCGGAAAGGTTGTGTTGGACAAGATGAAATCGAACCTGCGCGCAGCGATCGGGCGCGGGACGAAGATGAAATCACGCTCGACCGGTAAGCTTGCCGCTTCGCTCGGCGTATCGCCGGCAAAGCTGGATCGCGAGGGAAATTTCGATATAAAAATAGGTTTTTCCGAAAACCGCGGCGCTGTGAGCAACGCTATGCTCGCGAATGTATTGGAATTCGGCAAGCATGGCCAACCGCCGAAGCCGTTTTTGAAGCAGACAAAAAACTCGAGCCGCAAGCCGTGCATCGAGGCGATGCAGGCGGTGTTGAAGGAGGAATTGGATATCCCGTGAGTATGTTAGAAGAACTGAATACGATTGTCACGAGCGCCGGCCTCCCTGTGGAAACCGGCGTTTTCTCCAGCGTTGCGCCGAGCGAGTACATCGTGATCACGCCGATCTCAGAGCACTTTGAGCTGTTTGCTGACAATAAGCCCGGCATGAACATCGAGGAAGCACGGCTGTCGCTCTTTTCGATGTGTAACTACGGCACGAAGAAACGACAGCTTGTTCGGCTGCTGCTATCGGCGGGTTTCTTAGTAACGGAGCGGCGGTATATCGGATACGAAGAGGAGACGGGTTACCATAACCTGATTGTCGATGTAGCGCGTGAATATGAACAGGAGGTATTGTAAATGGCAACCATCGGTTTGGATAAACTCTACTACGCGAAGATCACCGAGGGAACAAACGGCGATGAAACATATGCTACGCCGGTTTCGCTCGCCAAGGCGATGTCCGCGGAATTAAAGATCGATATCAACGAAGCGACGCTCTACGCCGATGATGGCGCCGCCGAGGTGGTCAAGGAGTTCAAGAGCGGCACATTGACGCTTGGCATCGACAATATCGGCGCGGCGGTCGCAAGTGATCTGACCGGTTCACAAATTGACGACAACAAAGTTCTGGTCTCCCAGAGCGAGAATGGCGGTCAGCCGGTCGCGATCGGTTTCCGCGCAAAGAAGAGCAACGGCAGGTTTCGATACTTCTGGCTCTACCGCGTTGTGTTCGGCATTCCCGCGACGAACCTGCAGACCAAGGGCGACAACATCACGTTCTCAACCCCGTCGATTGAGGGAACGATCATCCGCCGAAATAAGCTGGACGGTCAGGGAAAGCACCCTTGGAAGGCCGAGGTCAATGAGGATGATACCAGCGTACCGGCGGCGACGATCTCGGGCTGGTACACGCAGGTTTACGAGCCGACGTTCGCGGCGGAGGGCTAAGGATATGGAAAACGACAGAGGCGCAATGATCCAGATTGGTAACCGGGAGTATGAGATGCTCCTGACAACGCGCGCGACCAAAGAGATAGCAAAACGCTACGGAGGCTTGGAGCATTTGGGCGAAAAGCTCATGAAAGCGGAGAATTTTGAACTGGCGTTGGATGAGGTGGTATGGCTGATCACGCTGCTGGCCAATCAGAGCACGCTTGTGCACAACCTGCTTGAGCCGGACGATAAGCGCGAACTGCTGACCGAAGAAGCGGTTGAACTGCTTACCACGCCGCTGGATCTCTCCGGCTACAAAACCGCGATCATGGAAGCGATGGTCAGGGGCACGGCGCGCCATGTCGAAAGCGAGGAGGAATCCTCAAAAAACGTGTTGGTCGGGCAAGCGATGAAGAGCTATTTGCCCGACTGATCTTCTACGGGGTGACCCTGTTGGGGCGTTCGGAGCGCGAGGTTTGGCTCATGCCGCTTGGCGCTCTGTTAGACCAGTGGGAGGTATATAGGCAGTATCAGGGGATTGCTTCTGCAAAAACAGAACTTTCTATCGAAGATGTTGTGCCATCGTTCCTATAGAAATAGTTTACTTGAGCATGTTTGATGCAAATATACGATTTTGCTTTCGATTGTATCCACTCAGCGTATATGGTAAACTTGCTCTATCTTACTATATAACGTTCATAAAAAGGAATAGGAGCACGAAATGAAGCGTTTACGAAATACGTTTATGGATTTAGCGATTCGTATGATCGGATTTGGGCTGCTCATTGGCATCGTTTTTCCGTTTTTCATGATCCTGCTTGGAGTGCCAAAAACAATCGCGTTCAGCGGTTTGTTTCTTGCATGCTGCGTTGCCGCAGGTGTGCTCGTCGGTTTCGTGAACATCCTGATTTCTCGCGTTACGGTGAAGAACAAGTTAACTGTACTGACGACGAAAATGCGGGATGTGAAGGATTCAATTATTATGGTTTCCGAAAATGGCAGGATCGGCGACTGCAGCGCAGAGCATTGCAGCATTCCTGTCGATACGGATGATGAATTTGGACAGAGTGCGCAGGCCTTCAATGAACTGATCGAATCGTTTGAAAAATCGCTTCGCATGCTCGATGAAATTAAAACATACACAGCGGCCTTTTCCAGTCAGCTGGACTTAAACACGCTCGCGGAGTATGCACTGGATCGCGTGATGGGTGGTACAGGAGCAGATGCTGGCGCAATTTTGATTGAAAACGAAGGCGAGATTGTCGTACTGCATTCCTTCGGCATTCAAGATGCGAAGGAAACAGCAACAGATCCTCATGTTTTAAGAGCTTTTTCAAAAGGCGAAACCATTACCATCAAGTATCCTGCAGAGATTATTGTGGAAAGCACACTGACGCGATTTCATCCAAATGAAGTCATCATAGAGCCGGTGAAGTTCAAGAGCGTTCCCCTGGCTGTAATCCTGTTGGCAAAAGCCTCGCCTTTCTGTGCAGAGAACGTGAAACAACTGGCTATTTTCACACAGAGCCTCGCCATTGCGCTGCATAACGCTCTGGAGCATGAGCAGCTGCAGAAGCTCGCGGCGCTTGATCCGTTGACGGGTATTTTGAATCGTCGATTTGGCATGATCCGACTGCGCGAGGAATACTCCCGGTCTGTGCGGCGCAGCGTGCCGCTTGCTGTGCTGATGTTTGACATCGATCATTTTAAGCAAGTGAATGATACATATGGCCATGTTGTCGGAGACCGAGTTTTGAAAAACATTACGAACTCGATTCGTCAAGGCATTCGGGAAGGCGACATTTTGCTGCGTTATGGTGGAGAGGAGTTCATGGTCATACTGCCCGGCGCATCAAAGAACGATGCATTTACGATTGCGGAACGTGTACGTCACATCGTTCGGGAAAGCAAGACAACATTTGGAGAGAACCAGATTAGTGTAACAATCAGTGTCGGCCTTGACTCCATGCCGGAAACCACGATCAGCGACGAACAGGAGTTGATTACGAACTCCGACGAAGCGCTATACCGCTCGAAGAACTCGGGCAGGGATAAAGTTACGATCCACTAATTTCTAAATTCGCATATTCTTTCATGAAAACGACCTTCGGGTCGTTTCAGTCTGTCAAAAAAGCCCCAATATTGGGGCTTTTTTGGTATAATAGAGGTATGTTAACAGAGAAGAAAACGATTGAGCGGGATACGCTGGAAATCATGTGTACTGAGATGCTG